GAGAACCGAAGCTTCGTTGCCATACTCATACGCCAAGTTGTATGTGGTCGTAGAGTTATTGCCAGTAAAGAATTCTGACCTGATTGCGCCGCTTTGCGGTTGATTTCCAAGATATCCGATTTTAGTTCACCTTTAATCTGTTATGTTCTATTTATAATGCTTGGCATATTAATATTTTCCTTCAGAAAATACATTTACAAAAACCGTGCCATCTTCTAGTGCTTCAATTTCATGCCACTCACCAGCAGGTAAATTTAACGGCTGGCTATCTTTATTAATAGTGTAGCTACGACCGTCTAAACTAACTAAACAAGAACCTGCATTACACATAGTTGCATGACTATAAGTGTGTTCATGTTTAGGCAAACCCTCGCCCGTGTTCGCATGGTACACATTAACTTGTGCGCCATCATAAGTAAAGCTATGTTTAAGGTTTCCAAACCCTATACTCATGCAGTTTGTGTACCTTGAGTTTGTGGTTGTGATTGTTCAGAAACTGGTAAAACATAAGGTGTCCATACATTCCATACTTCTAAACAAGCATTTGCCCATAATGGCAATTCTGTAATAGGTTGATTTTGTGGTTTTGTTCCGTCAGGATTGTTGTTAAATTCAATCCATCCAGCGGTATCTTTCCATTGCAAAGCATGAACATCTGAGGGTATGCCACATTGAGTTAAGTCTAATGGTAAAGGTGCATACGCTTTCATTACACCATCTACATAAACAGCGTTATCGCTAGGAATAATAGTTAACCTCATTTAATTCTCCAAAATCATTGTTTGTGCTTGCTGTGGAACACCAGCCGCGGCTAGTAAAACTCTTTGGCTAACTTCATTATTTTTAACCATCTCGTTGCGAAACGATTCAACTGCCGCACCGGTTTGTCTTTGTTGCTGACTATTCTCAATCATTAGCATCGGCATCCAAGCCATAGAGCAACCCCATTCATCTACTGGCTCACCGCTATTGGGGTTTGTGCCTCTAATTTGCATAAACCATGCACACTCAAGTTGTCTGCAAGGTTTAAAACCATCAAGTGGGCAATTAGCTTTAGATTCTATTTTCATTAGTTTTTACTCGCTAAAATAATATCAATATATTGGACATTCAATGTAATGGCTGAGGATGTGCCAGAGCCTGAACCTGAGAAGGAGTGGTCATGTGAACCGCCACCGCCTGTTGAACCTGAATTTGAAAGAGCAGAATTATTATCAAAACCAGTAACAGCAGCACCTTGAGCATAACACCCGGGACCTCTAATTGGTACTGTATGAGTATGGCTAGGAATCTGTGCAGTAGAAAGCGTTGTTCCACCTGTTGTTCCGCTGATACTAACTGAAGTAGTTACAGTCGTATTTGCAAATACTGTGCTAAATCCAGTTGTACCGCCTGTGCCGCCTCCAGTACCAGATACTACTCTTAATGCTTTATTATTTTGACTGGTTACTTGTGTCCATCCAGTAGGTGCAGCAGCTTGATAGAAAAGTAAAACTGTTCCTGTATCAAAACCTGCTGGTATTGCAACAGCGTTGTTTGATACAGCCGTAATTACACCATTTTGGTCAAAAGTAATTGACGGAATAGATGTTGTGTTACCAACAGTCGTAGAAGTTACATTGTTAGCAACTTGAATTACGGCAAACGAGGCTTTTGTTAATGGCATAATGGTCTATTTATTATGATTTAATTTGTTCAATTAGAGTGGTCATAGCAGTCTTTAAACTATCCACATTACTAGCACCAGTAATAGAAGTGTGTGAAGTAATATCTCTTAACTCTTGTTTCTGTTCGGCGATTGCGGTCTGTAATGATGTATTACCAGATTCAACAGCTCGCATAAAAGCAACATCTAAAGACGCAAGAACTGGTGCTCTTTTTGTTCTCAGATTATCTTTAGCAATGTTTTTTGCTTTGGTTAAGTTAATTGTTATCATGCTGTATATTCCCAAGCGTTTCTAAATGTGCGGTCTGTTGGAATGTCAGCAACATCTACAATCTTGTATGGTTTGCCAGCAGGTACATCTTTAGCGGCAATTTCTTCAATGGTTAAACCGCACTCAGGTGCTGGAACAATAATGGCTATACCGCCTTCGTCTGTTGGGTAAATAATTTGTTGGTTCATTTTTTCTCCTAGCGGAATACCGCAGCATATGTGTAGGCAGCATCTGCATCAGAACCGCCTGCAGATTGAATCTTAAATCTAGCTGCTGTTGTTGTAGGAACGGCTCTTGCAACACTATTTACTATTCTTGCTGAATCTGACCCTATTCCTGCACCAACAACAACAGCATAATTAGCATCGGGAAAAGTAAAACTAAAATTAATTGTGTAATCTCCCGTACCATTATCAGTAATACTTGTAACCCCACCACTAGCACGAATGGTACAGAACCCACCAACATTGGTTGTCCCGTCAAAGTTTACCCATGCACGACAGCCGTATGCAGTAGCGATATCACCATAACCTGAATCAAATTGAAATAGACCTGTTGCAGTAACACGCAAACGATTATTAGACACACTATTATTAGAATGTCTAATTGTAAAAGCATTGTGATTTGTTCCACCAGATGCATTAGCAAAAACATTAATATCATTATATGTTGTAATTAAACGGTCAGTATCAACATCTCTTTCTGCAACAATACCTGTACCTTTAACAGTAAAAGTATTTGCTGGAGTTGTTGTGCCTACACCAACCCAACCATTGGATGTAATCCGCATATCTTCCGTACCTGCGGTATGGAATGTCATTGTATTTGCAGATGGAACTCTGACGCCAGTTGTACCTGTTGAATCTAAGCTAAGATTTCCTGATATTGTAGGCGAGCTAATCGTAGGCGAAGAAAATACTGAAGCATCAACTACACCTGTGGTGATTTTCTGAATAGGCATCTATTTTTTTCTCTTATAATTCTTTATTTATGGTAGTGTGGCCACATACTCTTGGGCTTCAGCATCCGTCATCACATTCCCATCGGCATCTTGCAGTTCTGCACCAGCTAAGACTTCTTTTTTAAAGTTAGCGTAGTCTGTGTTTGCTTCATTCATAGGAATATAAGCATTATCAATTATGCGAATAATGTCTTGACCGCCTAAAGGTAAATTTCTTAATTTATACATTACAACTCCGCAGATAATGGAAAGGATGTAACTGTTGCAGGAATGCTGTGATTTGCTGTTTGATAAGCATTTGTATATCCATAAGTAGCATTAGTAGTAAATGTTGCACCAGTTCCTCCATCAAAAGTAACTGATCCTATTGTTGGTGGCACTCTCATTGATACAGGAAAATGAATTGCTTGATAAAGTGATGTTGTCGTAACAACAAAACCATATTTTTGCTGAAAATACCTCTGACATAAAGCTAACTCTGTTCCAAATTGACGATATTCAAAAGAAGTTGGAGTTGAACCTTCTTCAAACTGGAGGCCAGTAATGTAGAGAGTAGCTCCGTTTGTTCCTACTACGGATGTTGCTCCTGTAGTTGAAATTAAACCGCTACCAACCCATGTTCCAGCAGTACCGCTAAATGTTGCACCTACTCCAAGACCAAAATAAACTCGAATACCAATTCCGTTAGTAGCACCTATCCAAGTTCCGCTAGTATCGCCAGCAATGGTTACTGACTTTTGTTCCCAAGTATTTGCGGTTAAAATTGTGTAGCTGAATGGGTTACTTCTATCAAAAGCATTATTAGATAATGCACCACCAAAAGTACCAGTTAAGCTAGAACGCACCCAAAAGCTGATAGTAACTGTTTTAGCATTAGCCGTTCCCCATTGCAAATCCGCAGTATTAAAACCTTCAATATGTTGGGTAAAAGAAAAAATTTCATTGCTTGGGACAGAATAAGCAGAAGATGAAGTTACTCCTAAATAGTTTGTAAATCCTACTGGAGGGGTTACTGAACCAGCATTTTGTTGAATAGTAAATTTGCTACTTTGGCTTGCTACTGTGCCATATCTATCAAGTGTATATTCGCCAGCAGTAATTGTTACACTAGCACCAGCATTACGTTGGTCAATTACCATCGCACCGTTTATGAAACGATTCCGCATACCAAAATCTAATGTATTGGCACGCAGATAATTCTCAATAGAACCTGTTTGGAATGCTGAGTTACTTACAGTATTTGCAACGATAACATTACCACTTACTGTATTAACTGGAATAGTATTTGCTAATAGTGATGCACCATTAACAGTTGAGATTTTATCAGATGTAATAGAACCAGCAAGCTTTGCATTAGTAACAGAACCTGAGGCTAATTCAGTAGCCGTTACAGAAGCTGCTGATAATGCGGTAACTGTTGCGGTTGTTCTAAAACCTAAATGTCTTACTGTAACATTGGCAGATGCTGCTGGTGCCGATGTAAAAATGATTGTGCTTCCTGAAATATTATAATTACTTGGTGCAGTTTGAACTACACCGTCAATCGCTGCTATTACAGTATTTGCAGTAGCAGGAGTTTCAGAGAGTGTAAATGTTGTGCCAGATCCGTTTGCAGTAAAATTATCTACATTGAACTGGCGAATATTGTTTGCTAACTTGGCATATGAGATTGAACCATCTGGTACAAAAGCATAATTTGACATACCAGAACCACGATAGATAACATAGATGTTATTTGTACCGGTCTGTGGAGCTTCTGTAAATGTTAATGTGCTACCGTTTACAATACTGTAAGCAACAATTGGTTCTTGTCGAACATTCTCAACAAAAACATCCACATCAGTTGGACTTACAACTTGTCTTAGAAGTGTAAATGCAACGGCAGAATTGTTACCACTAAAACGCTCAGCGTCAAACTGAGGTACAGTTGCTCTAGTTGGATCGTATGCAGGACCTA